GGTACTTGCAGAGAGTTAAACGTGATGACGCCGCTGGTGTTGTATGTTTTTAAGTACGGGCTACCGGCGATGTTATCTGCCATCAAGTCGAAGCAGTAGAACTTTGTAGTTGTATCGGCATTGGCAAAGTAGAACGTGATGTTGGCACCTGACGTGTTCGTACCAACCAGATTCCCCCTGCCTGTGAGGAACACGATAGGGGATTTAAAGTTGGCCAGCGTGAACCCGTGCATGGTGTCCCATGTGCCATCCGCTGTAACAACTTCGTTACTAGCAGTCCAACTGGCACCATCGTTCTTGTCGTAGCTGGGAGAGATTAGAATTCGCCTACTCCATGAACTTATGTAGGCCAGGTATCCACTCTTAACCAATCCATAACAAATTTTGTTAGTGTCGAATAGCAACTCCCCTGTGTCTTTTGTAACTATAAGTTGCGCCATTAATAGTATCCATAGTAAATCCTGCAATTAGCAGAGAAGTACCCCCATCCGTTAGTAGCATAGGAATAGGACCACGACAACGTTCCTCCGGACAAAGTTACACCCGGCCTTTTGCCTGTCTCTCTTTGTAAATTCACCAGTGGGACTACAATGAAGTATTGCGTTTTACCTGTAGGTGGAGCCGGGACGGAAATCGATCCATTCACAGCCCCCGTGTCCACAGAGCCTTGCATTTGGCTGATCTTCATAGTCATATCAACTAGAACTTGACCAGCCGCGCTTCTGATTGTTAGTCCTGTCATCTTATAGGCTCAAGTCAATCCCTAAGACACCATTCGGGTGGTAGAACTTCAACGCGTTACTTGTGAGCTGCATCCTACCCCCGCCATAAGTTCCGTTCATTTCAAAACCACCGTTCTTGTTGATTGCCCAACCACTTGTATTGAACACGTAGTTGTCAGATTGAATGACCTGACCAATCTTGGCGTTGGTGATGGTTCCGTCCTGAATGAAGGCCGAGTTCATGAACACTTGTCCCCCCTGGACCGCAAACGGAACTTGAATGTTTCCCCCGGCGATGGTGTTGACCAGGGCGAAACGGTCTGCCGCAATCAGGAATTGACTTTGCAAACCCGCGCCAGTGTTCTCGATCCCCAAGCCAATCCCAGCCGCAATGTATTGGCCGTCCCCCGTCACCTGCATTTTCACGGACCACATGGTCGACAACTTCCCGCTGGTGTCTGCGTAGGCGGTTGCCGTCTCCTGAATCGCCGCAGTGTTCTGCTGGATCGCTGAACCGTTTTGCCCAACGCTGACGCTAAGCTGGTCGATCTTCGTAGCAGTCGCCGAATCGTTCGTGGCCACTACCTGCTCAAGCGTTGTGAGGTTTGCTGCGTTCTGGCCCAGCTTGACGTCCAAGGTTGTGAGGCGCTGCGCCATGGCTTCGGAATCGGTGGAGCGAACCCTCGACTCTTCGGCGATGGCCGCCGTGCTGGTCCACCCCTTCAACGCATCCGCCAGCTCCCCCTCTGCATTGTCATCCCGCGTCGATGCCCGTAACGCCTGAAACGCCGTCGCTTGAGCGGTGACCTCGCCGTCGAGCTCGGTGATATCGGCGGTGTTGAAGGCCACCTGCTGAGCCAGGCCGTTGGCCGTTTCAATCGACTGCCCCACGTTCAGCCAGTAAGTGGCATTTGGCGGCGGCATGTTGATCGGAACCGGCACTATTGCCTGGTAGAGCAACTGTCCGGAACGCACGATCGCGTCCTTGATGTAGGGCTTGGCCGGGTCGTAGGTTTCGTCCAGCGCATCGATCTGCGTTTGAAGCCCGGGGATTTTTTCGATCTCGCCGAGCAGGTCTTCACCAAGTTCGGTCTCGGTGATCTGCCCTTTGATGAGTTCGAGGATCGGCCCAGCCTCAGAACTGGCCTGCCCCATCACACCGTTTACCACTGGATAGAACGGGCCGATGTTGCCGGTGCGATCTACCAGGCGCGCCCAGAAGAAAAACCTCGCGCCGGCCAGCAGGCTCTGCATCCGGTAATCCGCCTGCGGAAAGGCCAGGTCGGCCAGTTTGGTCGCGGCGCCGAGATTGTTTGTTGGGCCATACCAGAGCTCGGTGCGCTGGGTGTCTTCGGCTCCGGCCGGGAATCCCCACTTGATGCCGATCCCGAACAACTCACTGGTGGCGGTCAGGAACGACACCGACGGCGGCAGACCCGCTTTGCCCTTGAGGTTGGTCAGGATCGAGTTGCGCCAGATCGACGAGATGTCGAAGGCGCTCACGGCACGAACGCGCGCGACGTAGGCGCCGGCATAAATGCCCACCACGTCGACGCTGGTCATCCCGGTGCGCTGCACTTTGATCCAGTTGCCGCTGTCCTTGCGCCACTCCACGTCATAGCCGACCGCACCGGGCACCGCCGGCCAGGTGATCGTCATGGTGGCGACGGCGATACCCTGGGAGACGACTGAGCTTGCGGTCAGGGTGACGCTCGCTGGAGCCGGTACCACCGTGATCGGAATGACGCTGATCGACCGCTCTTCCAGACGGGCACCGGTATCGATATGCGCAAACTTGCTCGGGTCGTACTGAATGGCCGAGATCTCGAACACACCCGGCTCGGGGCGGGATACGCTGGTCACCCGATACAGCGGCACAGCCAGGTCGTCAGCATCGAGCGCCCAGACAAGTTCGCGCTCCGGCACCGCCGAATAAGCAACAGTGACTGTCACCACGCGACCCGCTACGGACTGCACGGTACGCCCTTCGCATTTGCCGTTGGGCAGGTTCAGGATCAGTCGGTCGCCGACCTTGGCTTGAGTGTCGCGGTCCAGCGTAATCGCGCGACCAGACACTGCGGATATACGCCCGCCAATTGCGCGACCCGCCAGCAGCTCGTCGGCCACGGGAATAACGTAGCCAGGCAGCGGGATGCGCCCATCGAGACCCACCTTGAAACTGACAGCACGGTCCTTGGCGTTGGTCAGCAGTGCCCACTTGCCGCGGCGCTGCGCCTCCGACTCCCGGGTGCAGCCGATCGCGCTGATTTCCAGCGGGTTGTCACCGTAACGCCGTTGCAACTTGGCATCGGTCACCGAGGTGACGTCAGTGTCGTAGTTGTTGGCCGGGTTGTCGTAGCTGATCAGGGCTCGGCTGAAGCGGGTGCGCTCCGATGCGCTCGAGTAGGTGAACTTACCGTCAATGACATTCGCCCGGGTGTAGGCAAAGTCGATGTCGGTGGCGCGCGGCATATCGGACAAGCTGAACAGTTGCCCTTGTGCCCAATAGGTCATGCCGCGGTAAATCGCCGAGATATCGCGTAGCAGCGACCAAGCGTCAGCCTTGCCCTGCAGGTTGAGGTTGCAGATGAAACGCGGCTCCTGCCCGCCCTTTCCATCCGGCACCAGTTGGTCGCAATACTGGGCGATCCGGTACAGCTCCCACTTGTCGACCATCCATGGTTTGATGCGGCGGCCCAGCCCAAAACGATCGGAAGTCGTTATGTCGTAGGTCATCCAGGCCGCATTATCAGTCCACGCCTGCTTGAACGTGCCGTCCCAGATGCCAGTGTAAGACCGGGTTTCCGGGTTGTAATTGCTCGGCACCGACATCTTCTTCAGTTTAGTTTCAACGGTCACCGCCGGAATGTTGCGGAACTGCTCAGCCGAGAATTCGATGTAGAGCAACGCTGTGTTTGGGTAGCGCAACTTGGCGTCGATAACTTCGGTGAAGCCAGCGATCTGCATGGTGTCGGCGATTTTGTTGTTGTTCTGGTTGGGTGTGATGCGAGTGACACGCATCAGCCAGCCACTGGTAGCTGCCGGCAAATCGATGCGCCGCGTGCGCTCATAGGTACTGGTGGTCTTGCCGTCTACAGCCTCGCTCAACACTTGCTGATAAGCACCGCCATCGGTGGCCAGCTCGACCTTGTACTCGATTCGGTAGCCGTTCACGTTGCCGCTGGCATCTACTGATTGCAGTGCAGGCCAGGCGAAACGCAGGCGCACGGCCGACAGTTCTGTATTGCTGATAGCCCGCACATAAGGCGTACCGCTACGTAGCTCGATACCCAGGGCAGTTTCATTCTCTACCGACGGAATGCCTGGGATGTAGCCTTGCTCAATAGAACCGTTACGGTACTCCCACTTCACGTTCGGGAAGTTCATGTTGCCCTGGGGGTCTTGCAGCGGCGTGTTGTCGAGGTAGATGTCCTGCGCGGTCGGATTGCCAGCGAACTCACCCTCGCCCATGGCGATTAGGATCTTGGCCATCGCCACCGAGCGCAGGCTATCCGGCGCCTCGGTCGGGGTCTTTGGTTTGTCCGATCCGCCCTTGGCGCCGAAGACTTCAACCTGTTGTGCTGCGCCCATGCGTTCCTCCAGGCAATAAAAAACCGCCTCGTGGGCGGCTGTGGTGTTCGAGGGATTGGTTACATCTGGTCTTCGGC